AACGGAAGTGTTTCACGTACAGATATGGCATCGAAGACCCAACACCTCCACACCCAACCTGCAGAACGCACCTATCTTCTAGATCAACCGAGTAGTTCAATTTTTTTGAGTTCACAAGTTTGTTCTTGTTATTTGAAGACTTGTTGTTAGTGTTGTTCTTTTCATTATTGGTGTTATTCTTGTTCTTGTTGTTATTGTTGTTATTGCTGTCATTGCTGTTATTGCTGTTATTGCTGTTCTTGTTGTTATTCATTTATGTACACAAATATTTTTATATTAGTATATCTGTGTAAAAAATAGCATTTTTTTTTATCTCAATAAATTAAATGTTTCAGATAAAGCATTACTCTCGTTATGTCACTGATGGAACATATGTGTTTTCAAAAGAGCGCATATATCCTCTCACATCATGCAAACACAAAGTTAAAAGGTACGATCAATTTTTTATGACGAGCAATAATGGCATCACAATGTTTGTGAGTACCATTGATATAAAAAGATTGATGGAGGTGCCAGTTGTTGCCAAAGCGCGTGGAAAGGCCGTGGTTCATTGCTCTTCTGGAAAGACATTTGGCTCTATGAAAGCCGCGTGCGAGGCATTCGATATTAAAATTGGCCAGCTGAAGTCATCTCCGGAGTTTATCATTGTGTGAATCAAATGACATATTGTTAAAGGTCATGAAATTAAAATATTCTCGCATTTGAGGTAATATAGAATGGGTGTAATATATGTGTAAATCGTTTTTGTTCATCTTCTGGAAATTGGGATAGCTTGTGACATATGGTTTGTCTACCAGCCATGATATCTTTTTGTCCTGACCATAGGAAAATGTGAATATAAGACGATCCATAGAATAGTCCACCTCAAAGTTCATATACCTTCTCTTTCCTATGTATGGTATGCGAACCACTTTTTTTTCCTTCATTTACAAATGGCAATAGAATATTTTGGCAATGTGTACCAATTTTAAAAGGATGCGTATAGCTTGTCAATCCTCTCAGGAGTCAGTAGCTCCTCGAGGAACTTCAGGAAAGCAGACACGGGAGACTTTTCGGTCGTCATGAAATCTTTCATCTGAAGCGATAGTCTTATGAAGAGAATCATGGCAATCACAATGGTCAAACGCATTCCAGCCCGACCCTTCTGTATGTATTCTGTCCCGAGTGCTGCTGCAATCGAGAGGAATATAATGACTTTGGTAGACATGTCTAGGGCATTCACCAACCGACCAGCAGATAGTATCACGTTGCGATATTGTACTCCAAGCAAGACAAGAGACACATATGTTGTCCACTGGATGACCTGCACAATCAAACCAGACTTATCGTGATTGAAAAGAGCAAACACGACAAATGCCAGGATGGTGTATTGAATGCCTATGTTCACTATAGAAATAATGCGATCTATCTGAGATGCCTGACACTCAACCATTTCACCTTGAGCGATGACCTTCTTGATCTTGGCGCTCATGGCATCTATGCCAGCATCAATGTCCTTCTGTGTTTGTGGATCAAGAATTTTGTCAATAGAGCAAGACATTTAAATTACAATATAAAAAAAATACAACCAACTTAGGATAGTTGTCAACTTTTTAATATTACAATATAGTAATAGTGATGGAATCCGCGGCAACCACATTCTGTTCTAAAAGATTACTCACATATGGAATATTTTCTATTGCATTGGGACTCATTGCAAATGTAGTTGGAAAACACACAATGAAGTCTTATGATGTCACAAAAGACGACATGTACAAACACATATCAATCGCAACTTTTTGCATTGGAGTTGTCTTGATAGCATATGGAGCTGCCAACGTGTTTCTCAAAGACAACATGGCAATGTGTGCTTTGAGTATGTGAGTATGTTGTAAATTACATGGCTGTTCAGTGTGATATAATTCCAAAATAAAAATATTTTGTCACAGTACTACTAATACATGGCACTGGCAATTCCCGCTCCATATATCAAAAGCCCATCGGGCAAACAGGCAATATATTATCATTGTTCCTGGTGCGTGTATGATCGCAAATTCTTCCCCGTGAGTCTGCCAATCGATAAACTGACAGACATTGCATACGCTTTTTTCAATGTCGATGCAACGGGTCGTGTGTTCTCAGGAGATACGTGGGCGGACTATCAGAATCCTTTCTCGGGTGCTGGCGAAGGAGTAAACCCACAAAACAAGTGGGATTCGCCTCCTGCAGATCTTGGGCAGCTCGGTCAGTTCCTCAAACTCAAGAAGCAAGGAAAAAAATTCAACATGCACGCATCTGTTGGCGGCTGGAGTTGGTCTGGCAATTTCAGCGATGCGGTAAAAACGGCAGAAAATAGATTGAGATTCGTAACGTCCTTGGCAGAAATATTCAATAAATATGCCGGTCTGTTCACCGGAATCTCACTCGATTGGGAGTATCTGAGCGACGATGGAGTGAACTATGGTCTGGGAGGCAACAAGGCATCCAAAGACGATCCGATTAACTTTATCAAACTCGTAGAACTGATCAAAGAACGTCTTCCGGGGTTTAAAGTGTCACTGTGCACGTGTGCAGCACCAGAAAAACTCAAGTTCCCCGTCAAGAAGATATCAGAGATCCTCGACGAAATACATATCATGACGTATGATTTCATGGATGGCTCGTGGGGATCTGGGGGGCCGGCAGCAGGTCACCATACAAGTATCTCTAATAGCCCGTACGTTCCATATTCCGCCAAGGAAGCCGTGGAATATTGTCTCGAGTTAGGGGTGAAATCCGAGAAGCTGTTCATCGGTACCGCGTTTTATTCAAGGGGGTTTGGAAACACGGATGGTCTGGGAAAACCATACAGCACTGGGTCATCAGACAAAACGTGGGACGCAGGATCGGTAGATTATAAACTTTTGCCACTGCCTGGAGCCACAGAACTCTGGGACACCGTTGCGCAAGCGGCATACTCGTATGATTCGAAGAAACGCGTGCTCAATTCATATGATGAACCAAGGTCTGTGAAACTCAAGTGCGAGTACGTTTTTGAGAAAAATCTTGGCGGTATGCTGATATGGGAAGACAGTGCCGACCATCCTTACAATCATCCTCGTAGTCTCATGAAAGTCATTCACGACAATCTGACTCACAAGACAGGAAAGTCTGACCCTGCTCCTACGCCTGACCCTGCTCCTACGCCTGACCCTGCTCCTACGCCTGACCCTGCTCCTACGCCCAAACCTAAGCCTACGCCCAAACCTAAGCCAACGCCCAAACCTAAGCCAACGCCCAAACCTAAGCCAACGCCCAAACCTAAGCCAACGCCCGTTCCCGAGCCCTCCCAACAAGGTGTATGGGGAGTTGATGGCGAATCATTCTTTTACAATGGCGGTGCCAAGGTGAGTTGTCCTTCCGGGTTGGTTTGGAATTCATCAAGCAATTCTTGCGATTGGGCCAAGAAGTAAATCAAATATACACGATGGCAACATGGCATTCATCGAACATTTCTTTTGATTTTTCAAAACTCTGTAGCCAAGTAGAGTTTTCATCTGGCTTTCTTGTGATGATTCGCGTGATCCCAGCCTGTATGATCAATTTGGCACAATCTTGGCAGGGAAACAGCGTGCTGACCATCGTGCATCCTGCCAATGTTGCACCATTTCTTGCTGCTGTGCACACGGAATTTGCTTCTGCATGTACCACAAAGTCATATTTTTGGTTTTCCCATCGCTCCTTTTTTTCTTCGAACCCTCTCGGGAATCCGTTGAATCCAGTCGATCTGATGTTAAAATTATCATCTAGAACCAAAGCGGCAACTTTTGTATTCGGGTCCTTCGAGAACAAGTCCGCCTGAAATTCTGTAAGTTTGAGATATTTTTCTGCTTTAGTTATGTCCATGATTCTTTGATTGTATTACAAGATGCAATCAAATTAAATTAAAATATATATAATTTGTAACATGAACAATAACAAGTCGTTAAACTCCAACGGATCTGCAGCCGCCAAAATGGTCCTCTTCTTCTTCGAGCTTAATTGCAACACGAAATTATATCATTGGCAGACAACTTCGTATGCCGAGCATAAAAGTACTGATCAGCTTCTCGGGAAACTCGCCGACCTCACTGACAGCTTCCTCGAAAAGTATTTTGGTTTAAATGGCCGTCCAACGATCCGCACAAATTCTAGCGTATCTGTAGAAAATATGACGAAAACTAAATTCCTGAAACTGCTCAACGCGGCCGACGAGTACTTCAGAGGACCTCTCGAGAAGCTAATTTCAAAAAAATCAGAGCTCATGAACATCCGCGACGAACTTCTTGCAGAGATCGATCAGACAAAGTATTTACTTACATTGAACTGAATATATCGATTCCCAGTTTCGTCGATATAATATTATATCGACATTTACGAGTTTCACAAAATCACGCATTTTCCAATGAAATATCATCCGATTTACCCGTTAATTTGATTTCTTTGTCAACATCGTCTGCAACCTGTGTGTAAAATCTTTTGGTGTCGTGCGGCAGCTTGTACATTCGGTGATCGCCAGAGGCGCAGATCTTTATAACTTCGGCAGCGGGAATAGGTTTATCCTTCTTCTTCCCGTTTTCATATTGAGGGGTTGCCAACTCCTTCATATTTTTCTGGACATCCTTCGGCAAGTACTGGATGTGGTACGTGTCATCGTAGACGTCCGCCTGTTCCGCCAGATACTCGTTCCTAAACTTCTTAAGGTCCTTAGACGTCTCGTGCCCCGTCACGGGGTCGACGTGGCGAACGACGTCCTTTGCTATATCGTATTTTATGACTTGCTTGTCTGCTTTAGTGCCCCGCGTATATTTGAAAAGTATCGCCGGTATCTGATGCGGATCCGCATGTTTTATCTCGTCGATACAGTCCTGGTTCTTTACGGCCTCGTAAATGCCTCCCACGATTGACTGATTGGGGACGGTGAGGTTGATCGTGACGTTGATGGAGTTGTTTATGTGGGCATTGCCCTCGACTGTGCTGTTGTTGATGGAACCAGAACAGTCCTGGACTGTGGCCAGATGATCTTCCTTGAGGACGAACTCTCTGGATGCCGATGTCATCGTGTGGCCACAAACTTGTTTTTTATGTCTGCTAGCATTGCTTATATGAGTAGTCTCATATCCACAACCACAAGTATATAAAGTGATATTATATGTCTTCATATACCAGATAATACATAATAAAATGTTAAATTAAACAACGAGTACTCCGAGTACTCGCAATCTGACACGGCACACGAGTATGTAGTTTTATCTTCTTTTTTTTTTTTTTTTTTAAATTAGTTTTCTTACAAAAATTTCACATGATTTCGTTGATTTCTGAAAATTACTGGTTTGTCAGTTGTCAGTTTTGTCGATATAAAATTATATCGACAAATTATCATATAAGTTTTAATCATAGTTGTTGTCTCTATATATGAAGACATATAAAACAACTCTTTATACTTGTGGTTGTGGATATGATACTATGAGTGCTGGTAATGCCAGTAAGCACAAGAAGGTGTCCTGTGGTCACGATATGACATCGGAAACAAAAGAATTTTTTTTGGAATGTGATACCGTGATGCTAGGCAACGAACATCTCAAGAAAGATCTCGAAGATACAAAGGAGAAACTGGAGACGGTCCAACTAAATTATGATAAGTTGATGAAAGAGTACGAACGTCTACAGTCCACGAATGACATACTAAGGACCAGTATAGTAGAAGAGACCGAAGAAGATGAGAGCGATGGCGACGAAGATGATGACCCTAAGACAACATCTGGCATCGTGTACTACATCATCGATCGCGAGTTACACACTCGCGCCAAGATAGGTCGCACTGGTCAGACGAACATCAAGAAACTCAAGTCAAGGTACTCTGTCTTTGGTTATCCTTTCATCTTCTGTTGTCACTGCGATGACATTCGCAAGGTAGAAAAAGAACTGAAAATGCGTTTATTGGACGCAGGTTATATGAACTTACTGCGTGGTAAAGAGAGTGTGGTTCACTCTGAGATGTCTCTAAAGATCTTTCTAGATGTTGTTCAAGAATATCATCTCATGTAATCGTATATCGGCAAACTTATGTTATTTACATTTTTGTATTCTATGTGGTATGGAGCACCAAGATTGGAGCACAGTTGTTCTCACAAAGAAATCTGCCGGAGGTTCGAAGAAAGCCACGAATGATCATCTGGCGAGCGGAAATTTTGAGACGACGGTAAAGAAAACATTCACGGACCCAAAACTTAAGAAGCTCGAGAACGATACGGAGAACTTTGAGCACGACAAGGTGAGTGCAAATCTGTCCAATACGATAATCAAAGCTCGGCTCGCCAAGAAGATGTCGCGGGCGGATCTTGCGAGAGCGATCAACGAGCAAGAAAAGGTTGTCGCGGACTACGAAACTCGAAAGGCTATCCCGGAACCTAAAATTTTGAATAAGATGTCCAAAGTCCTTGGAGTCTGGCTCAACAAATTGATGTAATCTCTGATGTCATTTTATCCTGGTCTATGTAGTCTTTATATACTTATTTGTAAAAACAATGATTACCTCGCTACAAACAGTATCGTCATTATGTCATACAGTGATATTCCTTCTGGGTCGTATTTCTACGTCTCCTCTGAAGAAAATGTGAAGAAGCAGGTTAAACCAGGTCACATTGCCGCGCCCGCCATCGAGGATCCTATGGGAGAACTCGTCGTTGCAATCACGTCGTATGTTAATTATGTGGAAAGTGCCATAGTTAACATATTCGGTACTATCTTTTGAGAATGATAATGATATTTTACATGAATGTAACGCAAATACAGTCACTAACAGTCTTCAGGCAGATCCTGACATTTTTGTTGAGAACAAAGTTTGTGCACGCATCGTGTCTCGCAAATGCATCCATCAGTGCCTGGATCATCCTGTTCCTGAATACCTCCTGCGGAAATATCATCTTCAGTACAAGTGACCAGAAATACACCCCCATATCCATATAATCCTTGTATACGAGAGCCGAAGATGCATGTTCAAACTTCAGGGAAAACATTCTTGCGTTCCTCTCTACTACCTTGTGCATCTCCGCCATGATAGTCTTTGCGTGGAACATACCGGGAATGAACAGATCGTTCCAATCATTCAAACACGGGGCCACTGAATTCCTGATCTTACCTCGTTGGAAATGAGCTGGTGTGGAGTTTGGAAGAAATGGGATGTTGTGTTCCTTGGCATACCTGGCGATATCATCCTTGGAGATATCGAGAAGAGGTCTGAAAAATGTAATGCCATCTTGTTCCGTAAGGACATCCATGCCACACAGGTTATCATACTTGTGTTGTGCGCTAATATTTTGGAGAATGTTCTCGAGACAATCGTCTTTGTTGTGTCCCATCACTACCGTGCCACCAATCGTCTTATAAGAAGAGTACCGCACGTTTCGCGTGTAGGATTCGTACAGAGTCCTGATACCGTTATCCACGCACCTCTTGCGGTGAATTTCCTCGATCCGCCGGACGTGGATCGGATATCCGAGGCTATTCGCCCAGTCGGCAACAAAGCTTTCTTCGTCATATGCCGACTGACGATTCGTATAATTTATCATGACGACCTCCATGTCGAAGTCGTAATATTCTCTGAGACCGTGCAAGATATGAAAGGCAACCATAGAATCAGACCCACCCGACAGACTCATGAGCAGCTTCTTGGGGCGATGGGTTTCGACAGCTTTTCTGACTGCGTTGACAATGTGGTTATCGCAGATGCCAGAAACGATGTCTGTTGGGACGAATGCCAGGGTCTTCGCATGCTTCTCCGGAGAAAAGGACGCGTCGGTGAACGTTGTCTTGAGCATGCTTGCTTGGTCATCATTTGGGCACCTCTCATACGAGGCCTTCAGGAAACGGCGCATGAACTCGTGACAATCCGGGGTGATTCGCGCCCATGCGAGATCAATCACCCGCAGAATCCACTCTCGGTCGTACGTGTGGCGAAGAGGGAGGTGTGCAAAACAAAATTCTATGTCAGGGAGATTGTCAAGGTTTTTGATCCTATCAAAGAACATGAGGGACAACTGGAGGAAGTCTTCGATGATACTCTTGTCATCAGCGTTCCTGTATACATGACGCGGGAGCTGATCGTACAGAATTGTCACATGAAGAGGGTTCTCGCCACTGACATCCTGCTTGAGAAGATGACCATACTTTGATGTGAGATATGTGTCATTTTCATCGCTCTTGGTGAACCAGAACGACTGCTCGGACAGGAATTCCTCAATGAAGTTCTCGAGAGACATTTGATGTTCTTTGTTCCTACTAATGGTTAAAGAGACCATAGTGACGATATACAATAAAAATAAATGCTTCTGTAAATGCTTCTTGACAAGTACAAAGATGCTCTCGGTGTCCCTAGGGTTGGAATCCATGCAGCTAGGATTCCATTTTTAGATTATGCCTTATGGGATGTCGTCGGGACAATAGGGATCGCGTGGCTTCTCGTGCTCGTATTTGCTAAGGATAAATCATGGCAAAACACGCTGAGGTGGATCATCATCGCATTTGCACTCGGTTTGTTTTTGCATATTTTATTCGGGGTGCGGACAAAGATGGTGGAAAGTCTTGGCGTCGTTTGACCCAGGTGTCATATCGACATCAACAAGTATTTAATGACATTATTCGATGATTCTTAAATAATTAAGAAGAATATGCTACACGATTGCATCTTGTACATTATTTTTCTCAAAAGCATGACGGTCACGATAGACGACGGTGGAAACTTGTTGGGTTTCGACGTCAACAGATTCAAATGTCTGTACGTCGGCATCACGAACAATATGGTCCGCCGGGCGAGACAACATTCTAACAAAGAGAAGAAGAATATATTCGGTAAGAAGAAGAGACATCAGCCGAAGCTGAATGCGCACATCTACGCAAACGGGTGGAAAGCGTACGACATGATCGTCATGAAGACGGGGATGACTCGAGAGGAAGCGAAGGCGTACGAGATTGAGACGATCGCGAAGTATCGTACGTTCGAGCTCGGACTCAATTCGACGCCGGGAGGCGATGGGTGTGGTTCCGGAGCCGATCACCCAAACGCGCAGTCCATGAATCTGTACAACAACGCGACCGGTAAGATCGAATCATTTTTGTGTATGAGAGATGCCGACGCTTTCCTCGGATACGATTCGAACACTATGAGTAACATAGGTGGTGTGGCAAGACCTACCGTTGATCATTGTGCACAAATTCGGTCTAAAATAACAGGTGATTTGTATCAAGTGAGATACGCGTACGATGAAACGCCGTTCGTCAAAAATATGCCGACTCCACACGAGAAGACCGCCATTCAACTTCGAAAGAAGATTTGGGTTTTCAACATTGACACAAAAAAGGAATCCTGTTTTGATGGCATCAAACTCGCAGCGGACAATCTTGGTATACCAAGCGCGAACATCAGACATGTACTCAACCGCGGAGATACACATTTCCGCGTATTTTCTGACGAGCACAAGGGCACGTACGACGCTCAGAGCGATCCGAAGACTCGCGAGTGGAAAACCGTATCACTCACACGGTTTGATTTGTCTGGACTCGCACGCCGAAATGCAGTCGTCGCCTATGACGAGGATGATAAATTCGTGTTCAGATACGATTCTGCCAATAAGGCTTGGATCGCCGAGAATATTGCCGAAGGCAACATAGGCAAATGTGCGAAGCACGAACGAGAGTATGCCGGAGAGAAAAACGGACATAAGCTTCGTTGGGAATATGAGGATCAGGATGAGCGTTCATATTACGATTGTTTGTATCCGCGAAAGTCAACACGACCGTTTTATTATATAAACGAGGAGAATGATAAGAAGTTCGATTTTAAAACACAAAAAGATGCGGTAGAGAAGACTCGTGGAAAAGTGTCTTATAGCACGCAGAGACTGGCTATTGTCGAAAGCATTAACTCCAATGGCAAGGTTCCATGTAGAGCCGGACACAAGTGGTTCAAAATTGGTGCTGCATTTGTTTGATCTGTCTTAAAATAATAAATAATAATGTAAAATGCTCGACTACGTTATCATAGGCGGGGGGATCGCAGGCTTATATGCCAACACAAAACTAGCAAAGAAGAAAAAAAATGGTATATTGTTAGAAAAAAATAGTGATATATCTGGACGTGTAAAAGAATATAATTTTCATAATGTAGTTGTAAAAACCGGCGCAGGCATATGCGTACCAGAAAATAAGACTCTCGTGAAATTGCTCAAAAAATTTGGAATGAGCACGAAAATTGTCTGGAGTCCGGCTGTCGTAGACAAACGTCTCCCCCCTTTCGATATGAAGAACGCCGTAAAACAAATCAAGAAAATATACAAGAAGATAACGAAGAAAGATTTGGCAACTCTAACGGCTCGCGAGGTATTATACAAATATTTTGACAAGGAGTTTGCGGAGCAGTTCATTCATCATTCAGAATTTCACGATTGGATAAACGGCGGTTCATTCGAATATTTGTTCAAATATTATGACATTGACGATCTGGATAATGTTGCCTTCGGCAAGATATTTGTCGACTGGACAATGCTCGTAGAGAAACTCAAGCTTCCCAACATCCGCACAGACTATACGGTGACAAAAGTTGAGAAGAAGGGGAAGATCTTCGTGATTAACGATGACATAGAGACCAAAGAAGTCATCTTTGCCGTGACCGTCTCTACAATCGATGCTATCAAATGTGTAGGATTCAATATGCCAACAATGTCTGATTTCTTAGGGTCTACTCCATTTTCTCGGGTGTATGCTTATTACAAGGACGGATATTCGATGAAGGAAGACTATGTCATGGTCGATGGAGTTGTCAACAAGGTCGTGAAGATCAACAAGAATGTACTGATGGCAAGCTATGCAGACGGGGACACCGCGCTCTTCTGGAAGAATGTAAAAGAGATGCCGTTGAATGCTCGTCGACGAATTGTGCAAGACGAGCTCGCCGACATTGGATACGACTTCGGCTTGCCTGACGATGTTTTTTCAGCCGAGTGGACCGATGGCGTCCACTACGTGAAACCGTATAAAGGGACGTTTGACAAACTTCTTGACAAGCTCTCAAAACCGGCAAAAGGTGTGACAATTGTTGGAGAAATGCTCAGCAAACGCATTGGATATGTAGAGGGCGCTTTGCTCTCAGTTGAACGTGCGATAAAATGATATATTGACACCTTGCGTCATAAAAATGAAATAATTATGCGATATTTGTATAATGTCTTCAGACAAACACACCAAAGTACTCGCCGTTGTGTGCGCAAATTATACAGAGGACCAATTAGATTTTGTACGACAATTGATAAAAAATGGAGCCGATGTCAATTATGATTATGACACATATCCCAAAGAAAGTTTGCTCCTCAGTATATGCAAGAGATATACAAAGGAAAAACTTGATCTCGTGAAATGTCTGATTGAGAATGGAGCCGATATTGATTGCGATTATAGTTCGTTTATGTCATCAGAAAAGAAATTGCTCCGCATAGTATGCGAAAACTATACGAAGGAAAAACTAGACCTCGTGCGGTGTCTGCTCGATAATGGTGCCGACCCGAACAATGAGAAAATATATGATTGTGTTATTCGCAAGTTTTCATCAGAAAAAAAAGAACTGCTCGAACTTTTATTAGACAATAATTTTACTTTTTTTTCTGATAGTATTCAATCAGAGTTCTGGCATGACCCTAGTGTACGTCATACTATGTTGAATGTTATACAAATAATATTCTCAAAGTGTCCAGAATTCAATTTTATACCATATCTGATATCGGTCATAGCACATAAAGAAGGTTTGTTTCTTCTTTCTTGGCAGCAATTTGTTATAAAGAAACTGCATGCTATAGCGCATATTTTTGAACATGAATCAGATTCCTTCGAACATATTTTCAATAATTTGGAACTGACACGTTTTATTTTCAAATACATTGACATTTCCTCTCTATCCCATCGACATGCCATAAATTTGCGTCATGCAATACGTTCTTCTATTCGTGAAATGCCACGCGATGTCATACTTTTTCTTGCAGAAGAAGGAGTTGACCTGAATATTAAAAGTGATCATGGTCAAACTCTTCTTCATATAACTGCGAGATATTCAGATGAAGAATTGACGGATATATTGTGTTCTCATATTGACACTGATGTCATAGATTGGATGGGTAATACTGCTTGGGATCTTGTCAATCACCATGTTCGAGAACAATTTTCATCAGACACAGAAGATGATGATGAATATTATGAAGATGCTATTGTGCCAGTTCATAAAAATTTTGTAGATTTGTCCCATGTATTCATGAAATATGGAACTGATCCTTTTGCGGCATACACTGATGATGATAAAAATAACGAGAATTTGATAGTGTCCAAGCTGACTACAATATATGCCAAAGACATAACTGACATTGTCGAGTATTGCTATAAAAACGTAGACATCAACAGACCATTGTACGGCGGAAATACCATAGTCCACGAAGCGGCACGATACAACAACTATCAACTTTTAGAATATTTGCTGCGGATAGGAGCAAGAACTGACATAAAGAACGATAATGGCAATCTACCATTGCATATTGCAATGGACAGAGATTACATAGAGAGCATACGATTGTTGGTGAACATTCGCGACATTTGTATACCCAGCGATCAAGATGGCGATATTTTTTGTGACAACTTAAATCGCGATGTTGCTTGCAGCGTGATGTTGGCTTCGTTCGAGTCTGACTCATCTTTGTT